TGTGAGCTTTAATTTTTTTATTTGTATAATCTTTTACCCAAACTGCTCCGCTTTCTTCTGCTTGTCTGAATACTGCGTTTGTTACCATTATAGGAATAATTACTGCTAAGTGAACCCAAATAGATGTAACAATACTATATCCTAACCAGTCCATATAGTATGCTGCAACTACACCAAAATATCCTGACCACATAATAAATAAAGCTAATGTAAAATAAGCTTGTATTGAGGGATCAGCGATATACTTTAATGGATTGTATCTATTATCCATTATTAGTCTCCAACAGTCGACTACAAAAAATAAAATATCTTTTATTATTTTCATTACCATTTCTCCAAATTTACACCACGTGTGTTAAAAGTTCCTTTTACTCTAGCAGTTCTATAATCAAATGGAACGCTAACGCTAAATGGATCGGACATTCCTGTACCTACCCATTCACCAATATTATAAATTGTAGAAGGATTTACATGGTCTAGATATTTATCTACCCACATATTGTTCTTATCACACCATTCTTCTATCTCTTCGTATGTACCATATACTAATGTTCCCATTTTATATTGGCTTCCATCTGCATGTAATACTTTTGCAACTTCTTGGTGTGATATACAACCTGAACTCATTTACTTTTAACTCCGTCTGCGTATCTATGATTAACTTCACTGTGATGTTGTTCATCAGCTCTAACACATTTAATTAAATCTGATAATCTAGCATCACTTCCTAATTTATAATATTGTATAGCTAAACGTGGCGCTGGAACATTTTCTACCTGACCACTTTCAACTAAATTTAAATATTCTGTATAACTAACAACAGCTTCTTCTTCAAAATAAGCTATCATTCTATGTGCTGTTTTATAACTAACAATGTAAATAAAGAAATAAAACAACATAAAAATTCCTTGTGCTAACATAACTAACGTTCTTTCAAACCAATTTGGTTTCACTAATTGTATAAAAAACATTAAATGCATTCTTTCGTTTTCTGCTTCTGCTAACATTTCTCTTATGTCTGGTCCATAACCAGTTTTCATTTTTCTTAAACTTTTTAAATGTAACCACATACCAGCTACCATACCTGGAACACCTGCAATTGTTTCTAATACAATAGCTCTGTGACCATATCTTTTTGCAAAGAAAGTGTCCGCAATAAAACGGAAAAATTTGGTCATAAACTTTGCAAATGCGTCACTCATTTTGTTTTTATATTATCTCTATATCTAGGTGGTAAACCTTTTTTAATTTTATCTTGTACTTCTTTCCAACCATCTCCAGCTTTTCTTAATACAGAACCATCTCTATTTGTTATAATGTTATTTTTAGGAGATGAAATAACTTGTTGCATATTAGGATTGTCTGCTTTAAATTGTTCCATTTGGGATACACTCATCATGTATTCAGTAATTTCACCTGTATCTAAATTCTTAAAATCATAAGTTGGCATTTGCTTTTTCCCAGTGTTGTCCTACCCAATCTAATTTGTTATACTTTTTTTCATAAGCATTTGGATTAAACCAATCAGGTTGTTTACGCTTAGTCCATACCATTGGCATGTAAGCTAATTTAGTATGGTAAAAATTCTGATAAGATTCTATAGCACAATCTGTCATACAATCAGGAAATGCTTTCATTGCTAATGCAAAGTCGGTCATCTTTCCTCGTGGTATATTTTGTGGTATTTTTTCTAAAGGTTTTCTTAATCTTGTATCTGTACCGTGGACCTTGTTATATCTATACGTATATTCGTCGCATAAACCAACAAAGTGTAAATAATGCCAACGATAATTATGCATAGATTGCATTGTCCAGGTAGTGCATGGGTGATACATGTGTACAGCTTTATATAATATATCTTCGCGCTCGTCGCGAAAGACCCATTTCTTTTGAATTGTTTTTCCTGATTTAGATGGACCGCGTGTAACTTCGGCATCTAACATTCGGTGAGCTGTGGAAAGCATTTGACCTGATTCCACAATCATTTTGACTATATGTTTATCGCATTGCATCTGTGCTGCGACAACGGGATTTCTATCTAATACAAAAATATTCATAATATATATTATACCATAAAAATAACGGTTTGTAAACCCTTATCCTCTTATTACTCCAAGAACCCAATTTTCTGCTGCATTTTCTGCGTACTCTTCATTGTGTTCAAATAAATCTCTTCTTTCAATTAAAACGTTATCTTTGTAAAATTCAACAAACCATCCTTCGTATGATTCGTATACTTTTGCCACTTTCTTTTCATCTTCGGAAAAATAAGTATGTCTTTCTGTAGATGTTCTCATTACCATATTAGTGTTTAGCCCTAGCGAACCAGGGCTAAACCCTGACTCTATCCTCCTATGTATGTTAATTCTCTTATATGTTGTTTAAGACCTAAAGCTTTTTTGTTTATTTTATAAGCTAAAGTATCTTTCCCTCTCGACTTCAATCGTCTTTTATAATGAATTGCCTCTTTGTAATCTCTTTTGAGGCGGTTCAACTCTGTAATCATAAGCAATCTCCATTTGATTAATTAAAATTACATAACGAAGGATTATTCCATAGGCATTACTCCTCTTCTTTCTTAGTTGATTTACTTACTGACTTAACAATAAGACCTGGAAAAGCTTCATCAATTAAAGCTTTTGTTAAACCTTTTATTTTTAGTTTTTTATCTTTTGCAGCTATTAAAACTTCTGATTCTGTAGGATGCATTGTTTCTATTATGTTTAGAAATATACCTTCTCTACGAATAGGTTCTGCTGAATTTGCAACTGGACCTTTGAAAAAATATTTAAATTGTTTATGAGTTCTATATAAAGATGTTTGTGACATACCTTCTGGAGCATCATCTTTTTCGTAAGGTGGTGCACCCTTTGGTAATACTGATACAATATCAGCATCGAAAGCTACTCTTAAAATATCTCTTAGAGCAGGATGGTCATATTTTTTTAGTAATGCTATCCTCTCATCTTTTTTTGTTAAGCCTTTAAATTGGTTAAAGACTTCTGGTATTAATAATCTAGCCATAAGTATAAAATTCCTCCGTACATTCAATCAGATTTTTTAATCTGTTCTTAACTAAATAATTTAAAACCTTCATTTTTGGTGCAGGTTTTGTTTCATTAAAAGTATTTATAATAGTTTGTTGTATCTCTTCTGGGATATAATCAAAGTCTATTAATGTTTGATTTCTTTGAAAGTTACGATAATTTTCATCACCCATACTTTCTCTTAAAGTATCTAGATTATTTATCCATTCGTCGATTTTAGTTTGACGCAATTGGTTTTGATGTTGGTCAGTTATAAATGTATCATCTGGTGATAAAACATTTGGAACGCCATCACCAGAGTCACCACGAAATATATGGTTCCATTTATATAATCTAGGATTAGAATCAGTAACTAATTTTTTAGTTGCTGGACTAAATTGTTTTACATTATTAAATTTTTGTAATTGTATAAAATCTTTGTCTGATGATATAATCATAACTGGTTCATGTAAACCAAACTCTTGTGTTTGCATTGTAAGTGTAGCTATAATATCATCTGCTTCACATTCGTCTAAATGTAATACCTTCCATGGGAAGTTATCTTTTATTTCTTCTCTTAAATCATTTAGTGTTCCAAAGATAAGATTCCAATCTAACTCTGATGCTGTCCTATTCTTTTTACGATTCCCTTTATACTCTGGAAAGAATTGTTTTCTCCAAGAGTTAAAACCATCGCATGCTAATACCATTTGTCCATACTCTTCTCTATATTTTTTGTTATACATTCTAAGGGTATTTAAACAAATATGCTTTATTAGTTGTGGATCGTCTATTCTTTGTACGATTATACTTGCTAAAGCAATTTGACTATAATCAACTATTATCATCGTCGTCTCCTAATCCACCTTCATCGGGATCGATTGGAAATCCAAATTCTGGATCGAATAAAATATCAAGATAGTTATCTGGTTTCTTTGGACCATTATCTTCTAAGTCTTTAAGTATTTTATATATATCCTCTAACTCTAATTGTAAATGATGAGGAAGTCCTGCATATCTGTGAAACATTGCGTTTAACAGATTTAAAATAACAAACATATCTTTGGACTCTGGAGTATCTGGATCTCTAAATTTAACTCTAGAAAAAAGAGATTCTGTCATGTGTTGCAATTCAGATTCCATTACGTCCATCATATATGATGCAGTGTCTATTGATTCATTAGCAATAAAATCAACAGCTTCTTTAGATTGTTTTAGTTTTTCTTGTGTTTGTTTTTCCTTTAGATTTGGAAAAGGAATAACATTGTCTTTATATTTTTTTGACATAGGCATATTATACCATAAAAATAAAGGTTTGTAAACCCCCTATTTTTTTAAATTTTTAATAGAATTACTACCAATACGACAGTTAATTATCCCATTATAGTAGTCATCTGTTAATAAAACATCTCTTTCGAATTGTTCTTTTGTCTCCATATAGGAGCATTCTCCTTTTGTTTTACAGAGATGTAGTATTTCTCTATAGAAAACATCACCCTGGGTTTCCAGTTCTTCTACGAGATGTTTATTCGATCCATAATATTCTCTCCAATTAGATTCTATTATTGACCTTCTTTTTCTTTTTTTACCTTTTAAAGGTGGGAGTGTTTTCTTACTCCAAAAGAATTTTTTACCAACATATTTGCGTCCATTCGTTCTGTTTGTAATCATATAAACAAAACCATAATAATCATCTGGGCTAAAATCTTTTGGTGGTTCGTATTTTACACCTTGATATATCCAATCCATAATAGTATTTATACATCAAATTCTAGCTCATCTTCTACTACTTCATCTACTGGATTTCCACAGAATGGACAGAATTTAGGTTTATCCTCTCCGTCCTCTGTTACAATATCGCAAACTTTAAAGCAATATCCGCAGTCAAATACGTATTCAGGCATTATCTATTAGAGCTTTAAATTCTGTATATCCACCAATTGGTTCTTCATCAACGATAATTTGTGGAAAGGTTCTTGCATTCGGAAATTTAACTTCCATTAATTCACGTCCAAAATCTTCACCTAATTTAAATACTCTATATAGATTTGCATGTTGTTCTGCTAATTTGATTGCCATATCACAATACGGACAATTATCTTTACTGTAGATTTCTACTACCATTATTGGTAAACTCCTAATTGGATTGTTGCCATGGTTAATCCCATAAACCCAATTAATCCAAAAATACTGGCTGAACAAATAATTATAATTTTCATTGAATTATCTCCCCACCATTTTAGTTCACCTTCTTGCCATTCTTTAATTTGTTCTGGCGTAGCTTCTTTGTATGTATAATTTTTCTTATCCACCTAGTTCTACCTCCACGTATCTACTTAAAGTTTCTATTTGCTGATCGGTTAAATTACCAGCTTGACCCCACATAAGAACTGATTGTGCTCCACGAGTTTCACCATTTCTATATTGTAATAAAGCCGTGCTGATATAATCTGCCGATCTTCCTGCTAATGCTGGGAATGCTGCAATACCTTTTCCATCTGTTCCGTGACATGCTGCACATCCAGCCCATAATCCTTTTATTGAACTAAATTCATCTGCTGCCATAGCAACTCTTTTTGCTTCTAGTTCTTCTAAAAAGGTTCCATTTACTCTTATGTATTCTTCGTAGCATTCGCCATAGCAGCTGTTAACTCTTTCATATCCTTTATATTCTAATTCAGGATATATAACACCCGCAAAAAACAAAGCAAATACGAAGCATCCACATAGTACTAATCCTAGTTCTTTCATTATAAACTTAATCCTTTTAATGTTGTATCATCTACGTCTTGTTTTACTCCACCTACGACGTAAGATGAAATTTCTGTTTCTTGTGGAGCAACCTGTACATTTCCACCACTTATCCATTTTTCAGTCCAAGGTAGTGGATTTAATTTGGAAACGGAGAACGGTGAATTTAATCCTAATGCACGCATTCTTTTTGTTCCGATCCATTCTATATATTCTTTTAAAATTGTATCATTTAAACCTATCATAGAACCATCTCTGAATAAGTATGTCGCCCATTCTTTTTCTTGTTCTATTACTTTAACAAATAAATCTATTACTTCTTGTTCTTTTTCTTTTGCAATCTTTTGATATACTGGTTCTTCTCTTAATAAAGATTTTATTAAAACAGTTGTTCCAGCTAAATGTGTATTCTCATCACGTGCAATAAATTTTATAATCTTTGCATTACCTTCCATCTTTTTCAGTTCAGCAAATGCCCAACTGCAGGCGAAGGAAACATAAAAACGAATTCCTTCTAGGGCATTTGCTGACATTAAACACATGTATAAATTTTCTTTGCTTGGATTCTTTATTAATGCATCATAATATTTTCCAATATCATTTCCACATTCTAGTATTTCTTTTATGTCTAACATACCATCAAATACTGTTGATGGATTAGGATATACATTTCTTATAATGTGTGTATAACTTCTACTGTGAATAGTTTCAAAGAAAGACCAAGTCTCTATCCAATTTTCTATTTCTGGTAAAGATGCTAAAGGAAGAAATGCTAAATTTGGTGCACGACCTTGTACACTATCTAATAGTATTTGTCTTTTTAAATTAGATGTAAAAATATGTTTTTCATGTGGAGTTAAATTATCAAAATCTTTTTTATCTTTTGAAACATCTACCTCTTCGGGTCTCCAAAAGAATCCTAATTGTTTATCTGTTATTTTTTCTATTTGTGGATATTTAACAACATCAAATCTTTGTATATCTACACCTTCGTCGAAAAACATTTCTTTTTTTAAATGTGATTTTTTATTCTTTTTTAATACGCTCATATTACACAGGCCTCGCAATCCTCTTCTTCGTATCCAGACATTACATTTGCAGCATCGTCGGCTGCAGAAGGTAATTCATCTTTTGGATAATATTCTATTTCTTTTATTTCACCTGCACCATCAAACGTATTAAAATAATACAATTGTTTAATTCCAAACTTATAAGCTGTGACCAAGTCTTTTATCATTTCAGACATTGGAACTTTATTATCTTCAAAGTGTTCTGGGTTATAAGATGTGTTAACGGATATTCCTTGGTCAATATATTTTTGTAATATTGCACATATTTTTAAATAACCGTCTGGACTTTTTTGATCCCAGAGTAAATCGTATTTATTTTTTAAATGATGATAGCCAGGTACTACCTGAGCCATAACCCCGTCTTTAGATTGTTTGTAGCTAACTAAAGCACGTGGTGGTTCAATCCCATTAGTACTATTACTAATTTGAGCCGATGTTTCAGCAGGCATTAATGCCATGAGAGTTGAGTTTCGGATCCCGTGTTGTTTAAGTTCAGTTCTGAGCTCGTTCCACGGCAGACGTTCTTTATGCTCTATCAAATTATCTATCGCTCTCTTATATGTATCGATCGGCAAGTCTCCAGACGCATATTTTGTTTGATTATTTAACAAACATGCACCTTTTTTCTTAGCTAATTTCATAGATGTTTTAATTAAATAATAACTCCAGGATTCTGCATATTCATCGATAACTTCAAATGCTGATTCGTCATATTTTAATCCACGTTTTGCTAAGAAATAAGCCAAATTAATAATACCTATTCCAAGCGGTCTTCTTCCCATAGTACCGTTCTCTGCTGCTAAGACTGGGTAATCTTGATAATCTAACAGTTCATCTAATCCTCTTACAGCTAAATTACAGTATTTTTTAAATTCACTTGGACGATTAATTAATCCCCAATTAATAGCTGATAATGTGCAAAGGCTTATTTCTCCGTTAGGATCATTTGCAGATTGTAATGGTTTGGTTGGTAAATCTATTTCACAACATAAATTACTCATATGGATAGGTGCTTCTTTTGCAACGAAAGAACCATGATCGTTTGCATGGTCAACATTCATTATATAAATTCTACCTGTATCTTTTCTTTCTGTAAGTAATTGTTGGAATACTTCTAATGCTGGTAATGTTTTCTTTCTAATACTATATT